GGACGGCCGAGTAGACCTCGGAGCCCACGCCCATGAACGGGGTCAGGATGGTCTCACCCGGGTTCGACCACATCACGATCGTCCGGTCGATCACGTCGAGCTGGAGCGGATGGACGTGCTTCTCGTCCTCCTCGTCTCGGCTCTCCCGGTAGGGGAGGACCCGGTCCAGCCGCACGTCATCCCAGAACGCCGAGGCGTACTGTCGCCAGATCCAATGGCTGTAGCGGTTCTCGATCTGGTTGCCGGTCCAGCCGCGCCAGCGCAGCAGCTCGGCCGGCATCTCTCGGGCCCCGGCGTACTCGGTCAGCCCGGAAGGGTGCGCGATCGGGACCGGGTTCTCGCCACGCTTGCGGAACACGAGCAGGTAGTCGGCCGATGCGTTCGAGCAGCGGGACGAGTCGTCCACGATCGTCTTGTGGGCGAGCGACTTCATCATCGTCCGGTTGCGGACGGTAAGCGGCTCCTTCCACACCGCGTACCGGGCGACATAGTCCCACCCGACCCGCTGGTGCAGGCGGATGATGTCGCCCGAGAAGTCGAGCAGGGCGTCGCCCTTGCCGGTGTTCGAGAGTGGGATGTCCATGCAGTGGACGGCCGTCATCCGCCCCGGCATTGCCAGGCGGAGCAGTTCCCGCACCACGAACTCGTAGTGCGCCATGAACTCGTCGTAGTTGCGGCTGTTCGACAGGTCTCGCTCGGAAGAGCTGTACTGGTAGAGTCCGGCGAATGGCGGGGAGTAGACCGACAGCGCGACCGATCCGGTCGGCAGGGTCGGCATGACCTCCATGCAATCGCCGTTGTAGATGGCGTAGGTATCGGTGACCCGCTGGACTAGGACTGCCATAGTTTCGGCCCCTCTTCCTCGAATGACTCCAGCCACGCGACGGCCACGGCCGCCACCTGGATCAGTTCGCGCCGCAGGTCCCCGTGCCGCGCGTCCAGCACGGCCCGCCCGACCTCGCCGCATTCCTCGGCCAGCACGGTCGCCTTGACCGTCTCGTCCACCTCGCGGGATGAGCAGTCGCCCCGGCCCCATGCGTGCTGCCCGCCCCACTTGGCGGCCTGCGCCTCGCGCTCGGCGTCGATCAGCGCGTAGATCCCGCCCCGGTTCAGGCGAGCCATGACGGCACCTCCACCGACTCGGGGTATTGGAGCGACCGATCCACGACCATCGCGTCGTGCATGTGCGCCACCAGCGCGTCGAACATCCGGCTCGCCTGGTCGGCCTTGCGTTCGAGGTTGGCGAGGGCGCGTGCCCCGCCGCTCGTGGTCACGATGTCCACGACCACGGGGCGCTTCTGGCCGAACCGCCACGAGCGCCGAACGGCCTGGTAGTACTGCTCGTAGGAATGGCTCGGGAAGAACGTCATCCGGTTGCAGTGCTGCCAGTTGAGGCCCCACGCGCCGATCTTCGGCTTGGTCACGAGGACCCGGACCTCGCCCCGGCTGAACGCGAGCAGCTTGGCTTCCTTCTCGTCGGGGTCGTCCGACCCGGAGACCTGGACGGCACCCGGGATGAGTTTGGTGAGCAGGTCGCCTTCCGGGTTGAGCTGGCACCACGCCACGGCCGAGTCGGCCCCGTGGAGCAGGTCGGCCACGGCCTCGCACCGCTCATTGAGGGTGCGCCGTGCCTCGGCACGCTCCTCGTCCATGCCGATCGCCGGCAGGTCAAACAGCGTGCCCTCGGGCCTGGTGCGCGCCTCGATGATGTGCTCGCGGTGCTCGAGCGGCGGCAGGCGGAACCCGGTGTCATCGAAGCCGAGGTCCGACGGCTTGCGCATCGCCCGCGCCCAGGACGCCACCCAGCGCCAGAACGCATCTTCGGCGTGACCCTTGAACCGCCACTGCTGGCCCATGAACGACCGGGGAGCAGCGTGCCCCTTCCACTGCCCGCGGGTGTCGCTGGTGTTCTGGTCGTTGCGGAAGAAGCGGTTGAGCATGTCCATGTGTCCGAGGTAGCCGAGGGCCTCGGAGGACGTGCCCAGCTCGACGTAATCGTTCGGGGCGGCGGTGGCGGTGCAGAGCAGGCGGTACTCCATCTTGCGCATGAAGTCCGTCACGAGCGCCCGGTGGACACCATCGAACGACTTGATCGCGCTCGACTCGTCACAGACCATCCCACCGAAGTCGGACCGATCGAACAGGTGCAACCGCTCGTAGTTGGTCACGGTGATCGGCCCGGCGGCCTTGCCGTCGCGGGAGATGGCCGCGTCCACGCCGAACTTGTGCGCCTCGCCGATCGTCTGGAACCCGACCGCGAGCGGGGTCACGATCAGCACCGGCTTGCCGGTCCGGCGGCGCACGTTCTCGGCCCAGACGAGCTGCATCGGTGTCTTGCCGAGGCCGCAGTCGGCGAACAGCGCGGCGCGACCCTGACGTACGGCCCACTCGGTGAGGAACCGCTGGAACGGGAACAGGAAGTCCGGCGTCCAATCCGGCTGGAACCCGGTCGCTCCGTCCAGTTGCGTCTTTCTGTCGAGGAACTCCGCGTAGTCAGTCATTCCATCCCCTCTGGCCCGTGGAGGGCGATCCATGTCTTCTCGTCCACGACGTAGATCCGCCGCGGGCGCTTCCCCGGCCCGGGCGACTCCTCGACGTGCAGCACCGGCTCCAGGTCCGGCCACGCGGCGCGCACGGCGTCGAGTTCGTTGGTCATCCAGCCGGGGAACCGGGCCGTGACCATGCTCTTGTTCTGGAAGGCGAACAGCCCACCGACCCGGTAGTCGTCCTTGCCGCCGTGCTGGCCGGTCCGCACGGTGCCGTTGCGCTTGGCGCTGGCGCGCTCCTTGGCGTTGCCCCGGGCGCGGACGCGCCGCCCTGCCCGCACCCGGTCGCCGCTCACGACGTGCCCGCAGCGCCCACAGGCCCACCCGCCGTCGCCGTCGCTGCGGCGGGTGTCCTTGGGGTGGCCGCACCGACGCGGGGGCGCCGCGCCGAGGTTCGGCTCGCTGGGGTAGTCGAACGGGAGGTCGTCGGTCACGCCGCACCTTCCTTCTCGGCGAGCAGCCGGGCGAGCTCGGCGTTGGCGCCGGTCAGGCCGGGTGCCCGCCGCGGCTTGGGCGCCTCGGCCACGGCAGCGGCGGCGGACCGCTCGGCGCGGAAGGCGTCGAGGTCGGCCTTCAGCGCGCCGATGGGGTCGTCGGGATGGCCGAGGATGATGCGCTCGGCCCGGGACGGGCCGGTGACGTCGAAGACGCGGATGTAGTTGTCCATCAGCTCTCGTTGCCGTGGCGTCGGTGGCCGGTGACGGACCAGGAGGAACGCTTCGAGGTCGGCCCGTCCGTCGAACCCCTCCCCATACCCCTCCCCGTTACGAGATAGAGCATTAGCACTCGCATTAGCGGTAGGTGACGGGAGCGTTACGTCATTCGATACGGAGCCAGTTACGACGGAGTTACGCTTCCTGTTACGGAGTCGAGCCATCCGCTCCGAGACCGTCAGGTCACCTTCCTGCCATTCTTCCCAGCCATCGACATAGACCGAGCCGTCATCGGCGACCACGAGGTCGCCCTCCACCAGGAGGAAGTCGATGAAGCGGAGGTAGGGCGCCGGGACCGCACCCTTCAGGGCGGCCAGCGACCGGAACCGTCCAGGTGTCCGCTGCCGACCGGCGACGAGCTGCACCTTGAGGAACGACCCGAACTGGGCGGGCGAATAGTGGGACTTCCGCTCGTCCATGAGCGGGTCAACCCGGTGATAGGCCCTCACTCGACCGTCCCCAGAAGCCTTCGCGGACCCTTCGATCGGTTGCACCGCAGGCAAGCCGGCACAAGGTTGTCGGCGTGGTGCGAGCCTCCCCAATACAGCGGCTCGACGTGGTCGAGTTCCGGTCGGCTGCGTCCTAGTTCGTCGAGGAACTTGGTGCGATTGCGTGCCGTTCGGTCGATGACGATGGCGTCTCCGCAGTAGTGGCAACCGATGACCACGCGCTGTCCGTCACGGCAGCCGTACCTTTCGGCCACAGCCCGCCGCATCTCCTGGTCGATCGTCGGCCTGGTCATGCCGCCCACCGTCGGCGCGCGTTCTCCAGCGCGTAGGCGGTCCGGTGCTCGTACCCGTGACCGGGGCCACGGGCGCACCGCTCTCGGGCGTTCGGCATCCATGCGCCGCACACCTTCCGGTCGTCCGGGCAGGCGTGGCGCCGGCCCATGCCGCGACCGCGCGGCGACTCCTCCCACCGCTTCCCGGTCCAGACGACCGGCTGGCGGCAGACGATGCAGACTCCGGGCAGGCGGATCATTCCTCGACCCGCCGCCACGCCCGCTGCTCGCGGATGTAGGCCTGTCGGGCTTCCTCGAACCGACCGTCGTCGATGGCGGCTTCGAGTTCCTCGTACGGCAGGGCGATCATGCGGTCGAGCGCCTCGCGCGCCGTTTCCTCGGGTTCCTGTCCCTCGCTCACGCGGCCCTCCTCCGCTTCATGTACTCGCGCTGGTAGGCGCGGCGCTTGTCGAGCCGTGCCGTGTCGGTGCGCCGCAGCGCGCGGCGCTCCTCGGGCGAGAGGCTCTCGAAGTATGCGCGGGTGTAGGCGAGTTCGCGCGCCCGGTACTCCGGGCTCTCGCGCAGCGCCTTCACCCTGCCGTTGGCCTTGAGCCGGTCGCAGGCGCGGCAGATGCGGAGCCCGCGGCCCTTGCAGGGCCAGAAGTCGTCGCGGGAGTCGGGCTCCAGGGGCAGCCACTCGCAGCAGGCGTCGCAGCGGCCCTCGAAGCCCTCCCCGGTCCAGCGGACGCCGGTCACCGCCGCCGGTCCCGCGAGTCGAGCGAGAGCGAGACGACCATGACCGCGATGAACAGGGCGATGAAGAGCAGGAACTCGGTCACCGCTGCACCTCGGCCCACACGACCGCGCGCTGCTCGCCGTCGAGGTTGTTGAGCATCCGGGTGCCCCAGAGCCGCTGCGCCGCGTCACCCACGACCTTGCTGCTGATGCCGACGTTGTCGGCGGCGGTCAGGACCTCCTTGGTGGTCATGGACGCGCCGCCCGAACGGGCGCGCGTGGTTTCATCGGACGTGGCGCCCGCGTGGCTCTCCGTGGCTGTGGCGGGCGCGTGGAACGTCTCCGCGAGGTCGTCGGGCTCGGGCGGGATGGTCGGGGCGGCAGGACGGGGAGAACGCCCCGCCGCCCCTGTGGCCGGAGTCCCGGCCGTTGACTTGTGGGCGGACCCCGGACGGTCCTGCTTGCGATAGAGGTCGCGCGCGATGCCGAGATAGCGTCCGCACCGACGGATGCCGTCCGTCACGGCTTCCTTGAGGACTTCGCCACCTGTGCGGTTCGCGTAGCCGAAGTCCTCGTACCAGGTCCACTGGCCGTCGAGTTCGATGCCGAGCCTGACCTTGACGACGCCGTCCGCGACGGGATCGACAAGCACAGACCAGTGACCGATCCCAACCGCCGTGTCGAGCCGGTCCATGACCGCCTCGTCCTCGACAAACGCGAGCTGCATGTGCTTGCGAGGGTCGTGCGTCTCGCGGCATCGCGGCCCCTGACAGGCGTCCTTGTGATCGTAGAGCGCGGACCCCGGCCGGTATTGGATCTCATCCGGCGAAAATGGCCGAGTGAGTGCCTCAAGCTGCGTCATCGTTCGACCCCTCTCGAATGCGGCAGATGTCCGTGTACTGGCACGTCGAGCAGCCGTATTTCGGGCCGGCCGACATCGACCAATTCACCGGGGTCGCCTGGCCCCGGTTCAACATCTCGTCGCTGTTCTTGGCGCGGACGTAGGCGGCGCCCTTCTCGACGGCCCAGTCCAGCAGCGCGTCGGTGACCGTGAACTCCACGGTCTGCCAGTACGGGCGCTGCGTGCGGACGTACGTCCAGTAGCCGACCGACGGCACGGCGAGCCCCGCGCACTCGCGCCCGATGAGCGCGTAGAACGCCAGCTCGACCGTCGCCTGTTCCTTCTTCGGGCGCTTGCTGGTCTTGACGTCCCAGATGCGGCCGTCGCCGAGCACCACGTCCGGGTGCCCGTCCACGGGCCCGAGCCCCTCGATCTCGCCGCTGATGCGCTGCTGGACCGAGGCGAACCGGAAGTCATAGGCGGGCGCGATGGTGACCATCCAGCGGTCGAGCGCGCCCTCGACCTCGAGCGGGTCCACGTCGGTCCCGTCGCGGGCGATGGGCTCGTGCGCCGCCGCCATGCAGACCGCGAGGTCAACCGGCTGCTCGGCGCGGAGGTACTTGATGGCGGCTTCCACCGCCGCGTCCACCGACGAGCCGAAGGTGATGTTCTCGGCCGGGATGAGCGGGCGGCGATGGTGGATGTCGTGCCATGCCTTGGTCGGGCAGGCATCGAACCCGGTCAGGGTGGACTTCGAGAGCGCGGTCCTGGTGGACAGGTCGTCGCGCACGACGAGCCCGGTCACTTATCGCCCCACAGCGCCCGCTGCTCGGACTCGGTGATCCGGTTGCAGAAGACGTGGTGATGGCTCCCGCACACGCGGCAGGTCTCGCGGAGGATGTAGCGGCTCACCCGCGCGCCCTTGGGCGTGCGCTCCGACTGCTCATCGATGACGTAGCCCGACCGGCGCAGCTCGTAGATGCGCGCGGCCAGCCGGGAGGACCCGACGTAGCGCAGCGCCTCCAGCGAGGTCAGGCCGACGGTGCCCCGGGTGCGGAGCAGCGCGAGCACGTCCTGCGTCTGGCTCATCGCTCGACCTCTTCCAGGTCGCGCATCTGGTACTCGTCGAACCGGGCGCGCCTCTGCGCCCACTCCAGCCGGTCGAGCAGCCGCTCGGCCTCCTGCCAGAGCCGCGTCTCGGGCGCCCGCCCGTCCACGGCCACGCCGGCAGCCATCGCCTTCTTGAACCGGCGCCCCGCCCGCTTGTGTGCCTTCCTGATGACTCGGTACATCGTCCCGTCTCCCTCGGTGCGATCTCGTTTACGCGAACAGCCGCGCCATGACCAGTTGTGCGAGCCCGCCCGTCACCGCCATCGCCGCAGCGAGGGCGAGGAACAGCAGAGCCGCGGCTCCGGCGATCACCTGGTACTCATCCGACACGAGCATCCTCCCTCGAGGCGAACCGCCCCAGCGACTCGGCGCGATACCGCTCTACCTCCAGCGGCGATACATACCACGTCGAGCCCATCTTGTGCGCCCGCAGCTTGCGGTTCTTGATCTGGTGACGGAGCGTCGAGGGCCTGACCCCGAGCGCCGCCGCTGCTTCCGATACTGTCATGCCCGTAAATATGCGCGCATCGCGTACGCTGTGTCAAGTGGTACTTTCGGACACGCCAAAGAAGCCCCCGGCCGAAGCCGGGGGCCAGTCTGGTCTCAGCGTGCTACGGCGCCCACTCCTGCCCGCTCGCGTCCATGTCACCGACGAGCACGGCCTTGATGGCGTACGGGTTGGCCGCCCAACTGCCTGACGTGAAGTCGGGCGTGTCGTCCCAGGTGTAGCTTGGATACCGTCGCGCCGCGCCCGGGCCGATGGTGCCCGTATAGAGCGCGAAGGCGATGGTGGGTGAGTTGGCAGCCGGCAACTTGAGCACCATGAGGTAGTTGCCGGGTTCGACGCGCACCGGGGCGCTGGTGGCGTCGATGTCCACCCAGCCCGTCGAGCCCAGCGCCGCCGCGCCGCCGACGACCTTGGTCGCTGCGGTCGCGCTGGTCGAGTAGTCGAAGAGGCCCCACTGGACGGTGCCCGCCGCGCTCGCCGTGCATTTGATCCGCAGCGACCGGACGTACATCACGCCCGGGATCTGGTACGGGTTGGCCCATGCGTCGTTGACCGTGCTGCCGCCCGTGTCGCCGACGCCCGGGCTGAACCCGAACGGGAACGCCTGGAGGACGAAGCCCGTGAACGCGAAGGCAGCCGCGCCGCCGGCAGCCGATGCCGAGATGGTGACCGTGTCGAGTTCGCCGTCGCCATCGGTGTCGGAGGCCGTTAGCCCGACGTTAGTGCCTGCGCGAAGGTTGACGGTGCCGCGCTGGAGCGTGTTCGACGAGGACGAGGTGACCTGTGCGATGCCCGCGTGGATGTGGTCGAACGGGCTCCACAGCGTCGAGGACGCGCCGGCCGAGCTAACCTCCGCGACGTGGCTGCTGTTGGACCCGGCGCTCACCGTCCCGGCCCCACCGCCGCCCGTGGCGTTGACGGTGAGCGTGTCCATCTCGCCGTCGCCGTCCGCGTCGGTCAGGCCGAACGACACGTTCGACCCGGGCCGCAGGTTGACCGTACCCCGCTGGAGCGTATTGGAGGACGAGGCCGTAATCTGGCCGATACCCGCGTGGGCGTGGTCGAACGGGCTGAACAGGGTGGTGGACGCACCCGCGGTTGAGGTCTCGCGGACGTGCGTGCTGTTGGACCCGACGGCCGGGGCGGGCGAGGCTGCGATCCACAGGGATGTGCCGCTGTCCCAGATCAGCGCATCGCCGTCGCTCGGTGTCGGCACGCTCACGTCGGACAGTTCGTTGAGCGTCTCCGACGGGCCGAACAGGGACGAGTCGGTGAAGACCTGCGTGAAGATGTCGGCGTTGCCGTCCGTGATCTGGACGCCGTAGATGGCAAGGATCTTGGACTGCGTCAACTGGAGCAGCGAGGCGTACTCGCTTCTCGCCCCGTTCGTGTCGAGGATGGTCTCGGTGCTCCAGGTCGCGCCGAGGTCGTCGGAGTAGCGCCAAGCGTTGTCGCCCGCCGGGGCATCACGGTAGACGGCCAGCAGGAAGCCCGACAGCAGCTCGCGGAACATCGGGAAGCCCGTGCCGTCATAGGCGAGGGCGGGCGCCGACCACGTCGCGCCCATGTCGGACGAGGTCGAGGTGTACGTCTCGTCTGACGCCTCGCGCCGGAGGTTGGCCCGCAGCGTGCCGTCCGACAGCTCCTCGACGTCGATCTCGGCGAGGTCGCCCACGCCCTCGGGGCCGACGATGACCTGCGTCGGCGCGCTCCAGTCGGTCATGCTCGACGAGATGAGGATGCCCGACTCGCGGTTGAGTCCCGTGTCCTGGCCGACGTAGGCGATCAGGTACGTCCCGTCGCTGAGGGCGAGCATCCGCCCGTTGCAGTTGGCAGTGTAGGAGTAGCCCGTGATCGTGATGTCGTAGCTCGTCCACGTCGTGGACGACGTCAGGTCCGCGGCCAGGTCGTCCGAAACGAGGATGAACGGGTCGATGTTCTTGGTGCCGTCGTAATGGCGCCCGACGATGACCACGCGCCCGCCGATGACCGACACGCCGTCCTCAAGCCGCAGGTCATCCGCGGCGTCGAGGATGTCATATTCAGCGCCCCACGAAGACACGCTGGAGTAGTCGGCGGCAAGCGTGCCGATCTTGGCGCAGATCTTCCCGTTTTCGAGGTGACTCGTGCCCTTGCGGTAGACGGCGATGACTCGGTCAGCGTCGAGCCGCGCGAGGCCCGGGAAGCCGTTGTGCGATGTGTCGTTGATGATCGTCACGGGCGATCCGCCCGCGGTCAGCGTCCCGAGGGTGGCGCTACCGTAGCCGAGCAGGGTGGACAGTTCGTCAATCGCCGACTGAACCTCGGTCGCCAGCATTCCCGACGCGAGGTTGTCGTACGTCACGTTGACGGCCGCCGCGTTCGACGGCGTGGCGAACTGGGCGACGGCGGGGCTCGCCTGGACGATGGTCAGCACATCGCCGAGCGACACGCCCGTGGCGAGGTTGGACGCGAGCGAGACCGTGGAGCGCAACCGCGTGACCGAGTAGTCACCGGGGCCGCCCGCGATGTCGCCGCCCGTGGTGGCCGTGTTCGAGCCGGTGGACGACACGAGCAGCGTGCCGCCGAATGAGAGCTGCTGCGAATAGAGGTCGTCGAAGGCCGTGGGTCTCACTGGCACTCCACCCAGATGTGGTACTGGATGTTCGCGGGACCGCCGGCCCCGGTGACCTGCGACACGATGTATCCCGTCGTGCCGCTGACGCCCAGCCACGTGTACCAGTCCGAGTAGTACGTCCCCGGCCCGTAGATCGCGTTATTCATGTCGAACATCCACGTCTCGCCGGTGTTGGGCGACCACGACTCGGTGGGTCCATAGGACTCCATCCGGCTCCAGAGCTCCGTGGCGGCCGTCGGGCGCCCGCGGAGCACCGAGTCCACGACCACGACCAGCCGATAGGGCTGGTTCGTCACCAGCGAGAAGGTCGTCTCCGGGTAGCTCGTCTGGCTGTTGTACGTCGAGTTGTCACCATAGACATACGAGCAGTAGAAGGCGTCGGATTCGGAAAGCCCGCAGCCGGCGGCTGGCGTCGTCTCCTCGATCGGGTAGTCGGTCGCCTCCGAGAGTTCGAGGTCAACGCGGTAGCGCGCGTCCGCGTTCTCGTCATACCCGACGTAGGAGCCCGACGTGGCTTCCTGCGCGACCGTCCTGCGCGTCACGCGCATATACACCGCAGACTCGTAGCCCGGGAAGTGAGAGAACTTGACGGATACGAGTTGGCCGGGGCGGATGTCGTTGACCATCGCTGCCGGGAGCCAGATCGAGCAGGTGATCTTGTCCTCTTCGGTGTCGTGGTCAGCGAGGAACTTGTTGGCGACCCGGGTAGCCCGAGCGGCCGTCTTGACGTTCGACATCGGCGCCGCCTGGTCAATGTCGGTGAACTGGTCGCGCGTGGTCGTATTGCGGACGTACACCGAGCCGCCCGAGTACGGGAGATAGACGCCGAACGCGATGCGACCCGCCGAGCGGGTCAGGCGCGCATCGCCGTCGGGCGCGAAGGTGGTCTCGTCATCGATGTCAGCGAGCACGTTCGAGATGGAGATCCCGGCGAAGTAATCCGACTCGCCCGGGTGCATAAAGAACAGCTCGGAGCAGTTATGCGCCTCGTTCCACTCGCACCAGAAGTTGTAGCCGCCCTCGACGGCACAGTCGGCCAGAAGGTCGAGCGGGCGCTGCCCGCGGTAGTCGGTGGCGTCCACGCTCTGCGTCGGATAGGTGACGTGGCCGTGGTCATGGAGCGAGATGTGTGCCGCGGCCGAGAGCAGCCACCGCAGCCGGTCGCCCGCCGTCTCGGCGGGGCGGTTCGCGTCGGCATCGACGTGGATGCGCTTGCCGAGGTGGTAGTTGTAATCGACCAAGTCCATCGACCACTTGCGGGCCGCGCCCGTCAGCTCCGAGTCGCCGCGCGATACGCTCCGGTCGCCGATGCGCCCGCGGAGGATCACCTGGTTGTTCGACGGCGCGGAGGTCTCGTACACCGTGAGCGCGCGGAGGCCGACGAAGTCCCACGAGCCGTCGGGGTCCTCGACTTCGAGCCCTGACGTGGCGGCCTCGCCGAGTTCGGCGGCCTGCGAGAGCTGGACCGTGCCGAACGGCACCGCGTTGGATGAGAGGCTCACCCAGACAGACGGCTCGTCGGTGCCCTGCGGGTCGTGGTAGCGGAACTCCAGCGGCATCTAGACCGACCTCGGGTCGGTGGACCCCTCAAGGACCGACCGCTTGACGATGCGGCGGCGGCGGTTCTGCGCGCCTTGGATGTCGCGGATGGTCACCGGGATGCTGACGTTCGTGACGCTGGTGAACGAGGTCCGCTTCCGCTGGATGGCGGCGAGGCGGGCGTTGGCGGTGTTCAGCTTCGCGCCCGTGGTCGCCGCGGCGGTCCGCTGCGCGGCAATGGACTGCTTCTCGGCCATCGTCTCGCGGAGGCTATCCTGCGTGGCCGCCGACTTGTTGGCGACCAGTTGCGCCCGCGCCGCCAGCAACTGGGCGGTGAGCCGCTGCGCGTTGGTATCCGTGCGGCCCGCGAGTGCCTTCAGCGAGGCGTCGATGGTCGCCAGCTTGCCCGCCACGGTGGCGTTCTGCGTGGACTGGCGAGCGACGTTGCCCGTGCCGGGGACGATGGTCCGGCCGGGATCGTTGATCCCGGTGGCCTGGATGCCGGCGGCTAGGACGGCCACCGGCGCCACGATCTTTGCCGCGGTTCCGAGCGCGCCGCCGACGGTCCTGCCGCCGGTGACCGTCCCACCGCCGAGCCCGCCCGCGGGCCAGTTCACGACCCGGACCGGCGTGGCGCCGATGGCGCCGCCCGTCGCGGTCGCAAGCGCGGTCTGTCCGAGGCCGCCGAGGATGTTGCCGAGCCCGTCGGCGATGAGCCCGCCCGAGAGCTTGTTCGTCACGACGAGGCCGGCGCCCGCGCCGAGCAGTCCGGGCGGCAGGTTCGCCACGATGGACGCGATGGTCGTTGCCAGCGTCACGGCGGGCTTGAGCGCGCCGACGAGCGCCTTGGCAAAGCCGAGCATCTTGTCCCAGTCGATGGAGTCGATGGCCGACCCGATGTCCTGGCCGAGCTGCCGGATGGAACTCCGGTTGCCCGAGTCCGAGAGGAAGGTCGAGAGCTTATCGGCCGCCCGCCCGAGCGCGGGCGTGAACCCGGCGGCGAGCTCGATGCCGACGTCGATGAGGTTGGCCTTGAGGCGGCCCGTCTGGAACGCGAGGCCCTGCATCCGCTCGGCCATCTGGGCCGTCGCGGTGCCGCCCGCGGCGCCCATCGCCGCGAGCGCCTCGTTGTACTTCTCCTGTTGCGGGCCGGTCGTCTGGAGAGCGAACTTGTAGCCCTCGACGCGACCGAACAGATCCTTGAACGCCTGCTCGTCGCCGCCGACCGCATCGCGCATCGCCTGGAGGGCCACGACGAGGCCCTTCTCCTTGGCGATCGCCATGAAGTTCTTGCCGGTCTTCTCCTGGAGGGCGTTGAGTTCCTTGTTCGGGCTGAGCAGGTCGAGGATCGCCCGGCTCATCTGGGTCGTGACTTCGGCGGCCGGCGTGCCCTGTGCCGTCAGCGCGGCATACGCGGCGGCGATCTCCTCGATGTTGATGCCCTGCTGCGCGGCGATCGGCGCGACGTTGGCGAACGACGCGGCGATCTCGTCGGCGGTGACCTTGCCGAGCTCGATGGACTTGGCGAACAGGTCGGCGTCATAGGTCGCCATCGAGGCCGACTGGCCGTACGCGTTGATGGCGGTCGTGATGAGGTCAACCGACTGCGCCGTCGTGGACAGGCCGCCGATGGCGAGTCGCGTGGAGGCGTCGAGGACGCTCTGCGCGTCCGCGGCGGCGATGCCCGCCGAGAGGATGTCGTAGTACCCGGCCGAGAGGTCCGCGAGGTCGCCTCGGCCGTCGCGTGCCAAGGCCCGGATGCCGTCGCCGACGACCTTCAGATCCTCGGGCGTCTTGCGCGCGATCGTATTGATGATGTTGAGCTGCGCCTCGAAGTCCGCGCCGACCTTCGCCGCGGCGGCGAGCCCGGTGACCGCGGCCCCGGCGATGATGACCCCGGCGCGGGCGAAGCCGAGGCCCATCTGGCCGACGCCCTTGCCGACCCGGCCGACGCCGCGGTCGAAGTTGGTCAGGGTGCCGGTGGCCTTCTTGATGCCGCTGGTGAGCCCGTCCTTGAGGTTGAGCGCGACAAAGAGTTTCGCGGTCTCGGCTGATGCCATCTACTTCCTCAAGTGACTGGCCGTCTTGCGCGCCTGGGCGCGCTCGATCTCCTGCGCCTCGCGGACGCGCGAGCCGATGAACTCTTCGACGAGGTACTGGCGGGCGAGCGCGTAGTCGATCCACGTCATCGGACGCGGGCCGGCGACGGCCTCCCAGCCGAAGTACCGGGCTACCGCGATGCGGACGACTTGCGCGTCTGCCCGCGGGTGGCTGAGGTCGTAGGCGCCGTCTGTCCAGTCGGCGATCGCGCTCCCGGTTTCGTCACGAAAGGGGCGATGACGCTCTGGGTGTACAGGTCGGCGGCCTTGTCGGCAACGGGGCGGGCGAGCGTCCAGTCGTCGAGGATCGCGTCCACGTCGAACGGGACGGGCTCGCCCTCCGCGTCGGTCAGGTTCCAGGAGACGGCGCCGTGCTTCACGAACGTCCGCAGCCACCGGCGCTTGAGCTCGCGCTCGTCGGCCATCGACTCGATGAGGTCGGCCTCGGCCGCCTCGCCGCCGTCGATGTTGAGATGCGGGCGCAGGTAGACGACGTCGCCGTCTGGATGGGGGTCGCCCGGGCACGCGCAGTCGCGCACCCGGACGGGGATCGGTTCGGTCATGTGAGCAATGGCCTCCGGTGGGCTAGAGCGTGGCGAGTTCGTTCGTGCAGGTCGCCAGGAGGGCGTACCCGAGGGTCGAGTCGTACTTCCCTCGATAGGTCAACTTGAGGACGGTGTTGTTGTTGATCTCGTCGTCCTCGCGGCTGACGAGTTCCGCCGGGAAGCGGATGCTGTTGCGGAACGGCGTGGAGCCGCCGGCGACCATCTCGGTCGAGGTGGTCACGATGTCGAAGTACCGGGTGGGAACCGGCGAGTCGTCGATGGTCTGCGCCTCGGTGACCGTGGCGGTCGTCTTGGCGACGGTGAGGACGAACTCGATCTCCCGGCCGCCGCGGCCGAAGCCCGCGAGCTGGAAGCCCGCGTTCGAGCCGTTGGCGAACCGCTTCTGGTCGAGGTTGTTGTTGACCGAGAACTCCATCCCGTGGACGGCGTCCGCGATGGGCGTCAGGCCGATGGACCCTGCGACCGTGTCCATGTAGATGACCGTGTGGGCGCCGTAGAGCCAGTTCGGGCTCTCGTCCACGGTGAGCCCGCCCGTGAGGCCGTCACCGAAGGACGCACGCGAGAAGATGAAGTCGGCCGACAGGTCCCACGCGCCGAGTTCGTCGTCGAACTCGAACGAGAACGAGTCGATGACCCCGCCGCCCGCGACGATGGAGTCCGAGGTCACGTCGTCGGCGTTCTGGACCGTCGCGTAGTCGAAGGCGTCCGAGGTCAGGCTGGCCGCCTGGTACGTCCAAATCTGCCCGGTGGCCGAGCCCGTGGCGGTGACGCCGCCCTTGATGCCGAGCGCGTAGATGTACGGCAGGTCGTTGTACGCGGCCTTGCCTTCGAGCGACTGCGTGATCTCGGCGGCGCCAAGGTAGGCGGCCATCGTGGGGTCGAGCGAGCCCGTGTCCACGTCGGGCGTCTCTCGCTTGGGGTCGTACTCGGGGACGCCCCGCCACGGCACGCGCCGGGTGGAGCCCGTGTTTGACGACTGCGACGTCGTGACCCCGATCTGGTTCTTGCGAAACCTAGTAAACCCTTGGATTGGCGACATGGTATACTCCGCTACATGGCCGCTGACGACGACTTCTGGAGCCGTGTCTCCAAGGGACCCGGCTGTTGGGAATGGGCAGGCACCCACCGCCGGGACGGCTACGGGGTGTTCTGGGATGGACGGCGCCAAACGCGGGCGCACCGCGCGGCGTGGGAACTGACCAATGGACCGATCCCCGATGGGCTATCGGTCCTGCACTCGTGCGACAACCCGCCGTGCGTCCGTCCTGACCACCTGCGCCTCGGTAGTCAACGCGACAACATGGCGGACATGGACAACCGCGGGCGGCGGTTCTCGCCGTTCGTCGGTCAGGTGCAGGCGGGTGAGCGCAACCGGAACGCGCGGCTCACGGCCGACCAGGTGGCGCACATCCGCGGCATGGCCGCTGCGGGCCACTACCACGACGACATCGCCGCCCGCTACGGCACGACCCGCGCGAACGTGAGCCAGATCGTCCGGGGCTTCTCATGGCCCGACGTGGAGCCGGTGCCGTATCCGCCCGTCACCCGCGACCGCCCACTCGGACGGAGCGCGCCGCGCAGGAGGGCAGGGGGCTAGTCGCGGCCCTCGCGGATGGTGACGTCCGGGATGGTGATGCGGACCCCGGCGTACTCGTACTCGCCGATCTCGATCGGCACGTCGCGGATGGTCATGCGGTCCCAGACCGTCCCCGTCATGAGCTGAGGGGTCGCCGTGAACGCATCCACCAGACCGTCGATGAGCGGGTCCATCCGGTCACCCGTCTCGATGTTGTCGGTCGCCCGGTCCACGACCACGACCGAGGGCGACATGACCCGCGTCCGGGTGCCCTCCGAGTGGCGAATGTCCTCGTTCCGAACGTCCACGTAGACCGACGGCAGGTCGCCGGCGGCCACGTTGAGCGGCTTGGACCGGTAGGCGCGGACCAGGCGGGTCGGGTTGGCCGCGATGTAGGCGTTGAGGACCGTCATGATCCCGTCCACGATGTCGTTGCGGAAGGTCGTCGCCATCTAGCCCGCCTTGTTCCAGCGCTTGATGGCGCCGTCCTTCGTCCAGATGTCATCCCGCGCTTCCTCGCCGGCGGGGACCATGAACGGGTACGGCTTGGTCCCGGGATGGTTGACCCTGCGCGCGAACACGAGGTCCGACCGGCTCGTGCCCTTGCGCGGCGCGCCCGAGAGCCGTCGGTTGGCGGCGTTCGGCGCGAACACGAGGAAGCGACCGTTCCGCGGCGTGATCGTGTGCGGGGCGGTCCCGAACTCCAGGAACACGGCGGCGCCGCCCGCCTCGACCCTCGCCTCGTCCCGGCTGATGTCGGCGGGCTGGATTGACCGCGCCGTGGTGCCCGTCTTCTTGTTCGGGCGGTGCTTCTCCTTGGCGAGAATGGTCGTCTTGACCTGCCAGTCCTTCAGCGCCTCGGTGTCGGCCATCTCGCCAATCGCGTTGAGCCGCCGGATGAGGCTCTTGGTGCCCTTGACGTTCTCCATCAGATGAGCGCCACGGCGGCGCGGACGCGCCACTGCTCGACCCACTCGCGGTAGGTCGTCGGGAGGGATGAGATGTCGAGGTCGGTGGCGACCGCCGCCACGCCCGAGGCGCCCGACTTGGCGCGGAAGTACAGCCACGCCGTGAGTTCGAGCATGGCGAGCCGGGTGTCCCCGGTGATGGCCGGGTGGCCCTCGACGCCCTGGATTCGGAGGTCGTTCGGCGTGCCGCCGGCGCCGATGGACAGCCGGTCGAGGTTCCGGTCGAACCACTGCGGCTCGCGGAGATACCAGGAGGCGTGCGTCGTGTCGAACGGCGCGAGCTGGATGGCCGTGGTGATGGTCCCGTCGCCCCGGCGGTCGGGGAGGAACCAGACGTCGGTGTTCTCGGTGAGCGTGACTCCGTTGAGCGTCACCGACCGCGACGAGTCGGAGAACGGGCGGTCGTGAACGACGAGCGCGCGGTTGCCGTCGGTGGAGTAGTACCGGGTGACGTTGGACGTCACGGCCAGCACGCGGCCCGTGTGGCGCTCGGCGATGGCCGTCGCGTTCGAGGCGATGGACGCCAAGAGCGTGTCATCGCCCGTCCCGACGAGGCCGATGTATTCCTTGATCTCGGTCAGGGTGACGAGCGGTTGACTCACGCGGCGACCTCGGAGGGTAGGGCGGTCTCGAACAGGGCGACGAACTGGTCGGCGGCGTCCGACCAGCGGAAGGAGCGGGCGACGTGGCGGCGGCCCGCCTCGCCCATCTGGCGGCGGCGCTGCGGCCGGTCGAGCAGGGTGCGGATGGGGTCCACGAAGCCGCGGGCGTCGGGGACGGCCCAGTCCATGCCGTAGGTGCTGTGATAGCGGACGACCTCGCCGTACTGGTCGTGCAGCGGGGCGACGACGATGCCGCCGGGGCCGATGACCTCGGGGCCCGCGGCCCAGTCCGTCGTGACGACCGGCACCTCGCACGCGAGCGACTCGGCGAGCGTGAGGCCGAAGCCCTCGCCAGACGTGGTCGAGACGTAGAGGTCGGCCGCGTTCATCAGGACGACGAGCTCCTCGGTCGGCAGCCCGCGCCAGGTGTCATGCGCCTGCGTGAGCTTCACTCGGGACCAGTAGTCCTTGGGCAGCCGCGCGATCTCTTCGAGCAGGTTGCCGCCCTCGTCCTGCGGCCGGCAATGGATGACCAGCACCGCGTTCGGGTCGTCCGCGAACACGGGCTCCATCGCCTGGAAGAGCGTGTGGTAGAACTTGCGCGGGACGTGCCTATCGGTTCTGAGGATGACCTTGTCGGTCACCCGGAAGCCGAGCGCCGTCTTGCAGTCGTCCTTGGAGCGGAGCCACTTGCCCTTGTACGCAAGCGGTTCGGCCGCCGACACGGGCCGGAAGGTCGCCGAGTCGACGCCGTGGTAGATGCGCGGCACGCCGCGGCCGAGATGCTCGCTGATGACGCGGGCGCCGTAGTCGCTCATCGCCACCGGCCAGAACGGGGTCCGGCTCTCGGCGCCGCCCGGGCGGTTCCAGACGTCGCGCCACGAGACCGGGAGGTTGTCGCCCTCGATGGGGCAGTAGTGCCAGACCGGGAGCGAGAGCCATTGCTCCGTCACCTTCTGGCCGATGTGCCCTTGGAAGCCGGACATATCGGAGATGACGAGCACCTGGTCGGGCTTCCAGTCGTCGTCGCCGTGGAGCTGCCGCCAGAGCGAGCCGTCGATGGCCTTGGACGACAGGTTGCCGCCGAAGGCATCCCCGAACATGGCGGCGGGCCAGACACGGCCCGCGAGCGCGCCCCGGACGGGCTCGCCGCGATGGTTGACCGCGAGGACCCGCACGTCGATGCCCCGGGCGATGAACTCGGCTCCGAGCGCCTCGGTGACGACGCCGAAGCCCGTGTGCGAGTAGTGGCCGAAGATGAGCAGCTTCATGCGACCGACTCCAGCAGGCGCCGGATCTGCTCGGCGTCGGCGGCGAAGTCCACGACCTCGCGGAACCGCGCCGCGGCGTTCTCGCACGCCCGCAGGTGGAAGTCCTCGTCCTCGTGGAAGCGCCGCATGAGCGCCGCGTTCTCGTGAGTGTTCCGGGCCGCCAGGTCGAACGACGTGACGCCCTCGACCCACAAGGGCGCCGCGAGCGAGTCGGCGTACCAGTCGGCCGTGCCCCAGACGGGACGCCCGACGGCGAACCAGTTGTGAATGACGTGGCCGAAGCCGTCGCCCCACCGCTTGACGTGGACCGCGACGTCGGACGCCCGCATCGCCGCGCCGATGTCGGCGCAGACGTTGAGGTTGCCAGCGGCGTACTGGTCGGGCGGGATGCTCCCGTACGACCCGTAGACCCGCCAATCGACCTCGGGCGCGGCCCGGATGACGTTGAGCAGCATCTCGTACGCCCAGCCGGTCTCGGCTAGGCATTGGACGAAGGACGAGGCCGCGAGGCGCTCGCCCCGCGGCGGCGGCTCGTACCGGAAGTCGTCGAGGCTGAACTCCTGTCGCACGGTGACGTGCGGGATGGGCGTCGGGTACTTGGTCGTGGTCGTCAGGATGGCCGCGTCCGCGAGCTCCCAGCGGTCCTCGTGCGGGTCGAGACGGACGTTGCCCTGGTGGAACACGACTTTGGCGCCGACCTCGCGGCCGAAGCGCGTGAGCCCTTCCTGGTTGTGCGCCACCGAGGCGATGACGATGTCGGGCTGCCACGCCCGCGCCTGCTCGACGGTGAGCATCGTGAACGTGCGCCCGATGTGGCTCCGGTCGTCGCGCTCCCAGCGGTCGCCGAGGTCGCGGTCATCGCCAGCGAGCCCGAGGTACTGGCGGGCGACGGCGTCACCGTGCCAGACCCGTTCGAGGTTCCAATACTCCTGCTCGTACCACTCCATCCCGACCGGGCGGGCGAGCTCCCAACCGAAGCGGTCGCGGAACACGATCTGGAGCGACTCGAAGAGGTCGTGATGGTGGAAGTCGGCGAGGACTCTCATGCCCGTGCCGCCGGATGGACCGTGGAGCGGACCCGATCGGCTCGGGTCTCCTCGCACCGGCTATGTGTCCACGTCCAGAGTGGCTCGCGCCACAGGAGGCCGTGACACTCGGAGCAGCGGCGGATGACGACGGCCACGGGGCCGACCCGATGCTCGCTCACGCCGCGCCCTCCTCGAAGTAGGGCGTCGTGTCCATCCAGCCCTCGAAGGGCTCGGGGATGCCGAGGAACTCGCGCCAGTCGCGCATGACCCGGTCGAGCGCGAAGAGCTCGATGGCCCGCTCCCGCGTGGCGACCGACATGTCGAGCGCCGCCTGCTCGTCGCGGAGCAGGAAGTCGAGGTCGGCCCGGGCCACCGCCGGGTCGTCGTGGTTGATGCCGAACGGCTCGAGGAGCCCGTCGCAGCCGAACGCGCCGCGCCCGATGGACACGACCGGCACGCCCGTCATCATCGCCTCGATGAGCCCGAGGGTGTACGAGGCTGGCCGGGTGCCGGTGTACAGGTAGGTGCGGATGCTGCGGAGGTACTCCCGCATCGCCTCGAACCCGAGTATCCCGATGCCGCCGATGGCGTCGGAGCCCGGGCCCGCCGGCCGCACCGGCAGGTTCTTGGTCGCCTCGGCCCAGTACCAGAAGCCGCAGGCGTCGCCGCGCTGCGCCATGTGCTGCGTGATGTTGCCGACGACCTCGACGTCGCCCCGCCAGCCCGCCCACTCGGTCGGGTCCTTGCCGAACCGGATCATCGCGTCCTCGCCCGCGAAGGCGTCAGTGCGGCTGAACACGGTGCGCTCGCGCGGCGAGTACCGGACGATCTCCAGTCCTTCGCGGCGGTAGCGGTACATCGACCGCTCAAGGCGCGGGTCGGACTGGCCGCAGGTGCGCCAGACGACGCGCTTGTCCGCGATGTTCGGCCAGTTGCCGCCGATCCACGCCTCGGGGAAGTGGTGGACGATGATGACGTCGGCCCACTCGACGATATCGGGATGCAGGTCGCCCTTGGCCCAGTCGATGACGAAGTCGGTGGGCTCGTCGCCGTGCTTTGTCCGTTGTTCGTGACAAAGCGCCTCGAACTCCGCAAAGTACGGTGCGTTTGACAAAGCGGGCCGCTTGTCGTCGCCCGGTCGCTGCGGGTTGGTGTACGCGCCGATGGAGAACGTCGGGACGCCCATCCGCGTGAACATGTCGAGGTCGTCGTGCTCGGCGATGCTGTGGCTCGTCAGGAGCAGGACGTTCGGGATGCCGTAGCCGAGCGCCGTGGTCATTTCGCCACCGCCCGGAAGTTGCCCTGGTCCTCGCCCTTGACGATCTCGACGTCGTGCGTGGCGCCGAGCGCCGCGATGACGGCCTCGGCCCCGGCGTCAGGGTCGCCGTGGAACTCCCCGAAGATGTACGGCACCGTCGTGATGCGCGGGTCCGCGAAGAGGGCGTACTCGCCGCCCTCGCAGTCGAGCTTCATCACGTCGCACGGCAGCAGCTCGTCGAGCTCGACCCGCCGGACCGCGATGTGCTCCGACAGGGGCCGCTTGCCATGCACCACGCCCGTGATGTTGGCGATGTAGCGGTTCGACATGAGGTGCTCGGAGCCCTCGAAGCCGTAGTACACGCTGTCGGTCCCGACGGCGCCGGCGATGACCTGGCAGCGACCGGCGAGGCCGTTGCTGGCGAGGTTCGCCGTGATGACCTTGAGGTTCTCGGGCACGGGCTCGACCAGGATGGCCGTCGCCTGCGGGTTGTCGAGCAGGACGGCCACCGTCACGCCGCCGATGTGGGCGCCGACGTCCACGAACCGGCCGCGGAGGTACAGGTCCGCGAGCCCGTACTCGTCGTCGATGGGGGAGCCCGCCACGCCCGCGAAGAAGCAGCCGAGGACCGAGAGGTCGGTCGTCTGGTCGCGGGCCGAGAGGACGGCGCGCTTGCCGCGCGGCGACCGGAGGACTTCGGTCTTCATCGGAGCACCGCCCCGAACAGGCCGACCGGCCCTTCCGTCCATTGGGTCAGGACGTGGGTCGGCTCCAGGATGGTCCGCAGATCCTCGAACGTCATCGAGTCGTGGTACTCGCCCACGATGCGGTCCACCCGCGTGATCGCCTTGCTGCGGAGGAACTGCCACTCGCAGCCCTCGCAGTCGATCTTGAGCAGCGTCACCCGGTCGATCTTGTACTTGGTGAGCAGCCGCTGGAGCGAGATGCCCGGGACCGTGACCGAGGCCGACATCACGGTCGGCCCGTCCGGCACCTGCCGGAAGATGTTGCCGACGTAGCGGCACTGGTCGAGGTAGCGCTGGTCAACGCCCGTCACCGAGTCGTAGTTGAAGGTGACGTCGATGGTCTTGTGGCGCGTGTCGGTGGCCGCCGCGGCCTCCACGAGCACCCGGTCGCCCAGTTCGGCGAGCTCGATGTTCTTCTCGATGGACGCGACGTTGGCGGGCAGCGGCTCGACCGCGACGACGCGGGCGTCCGGGTTGTCGAGCGCGATGGCGAGCGCCACCGTGCCGACGTGGGCGCCGACGTCGAGGACCCAGCCGGTGATCGGGTAGAGCGACGCCAGCCGGTACTCGTCGTCGCCCAGGATGGCCGACATCACGGCGCCGTCGTTGGTGCCGTGCCGCTCGGTCGCCGGGAACTTGAGCCCCGACGGCGTGCGACGTTCGATGAGCGTGAACGGTTCCACGGGTTGTGAGCCCTCCGCAGAAGGTGGGTGCCCCGGGACGGCAGCCGGCTCACACTCCGGGCGAACCCGGACGTCTGCCGTCCCGATGGGCATGGAAGTGACCCCGTGACGTGGGGTCAGGCGCCGACGGCAGTAGCCCGGTACGCTGCGGGGCTTGGCCGCCGGATGAGAGGGACTAGAGGCCGGTCACCTTCTGGACGCGGCCCGTGCGAACGGCGGGCTCGGCGTTGAAGGCGAACTCCTCCTCGGCGCGGAAGCCCGTGACGTTCTGGTCGAAGCGGCTGCCCGCCTCGCTCGAAACGTCGATGCGGAACTCCTGGCCGGTGAAGATGTCCACTTCGGACCGGTCGATGATGAGCAGCTTGCCGGCCTCGGCGGACGGCCAGTTCGGGTCGGAGCGGAGCGGGACGCCCCACGCCGAGGTGATGGGCGGGTTGGCCGCCGCGCCACCTGCGGGATCGACGGCCCAGCCGCCGGCGTACGCGGAGCCGAGGCCCTCGGACGCGATCTCCCAGTAGGTGGTCGGGTCGGTGACCATGACGAGGTTGTCGCGCATGACGCCGCGCGTCTCCAGGGCGGCGATGCCCCGGGCGAGCGTGGCGAGCCGCGGCTCGGACGAGAGGGCCGTCTTGAACGCGGCGACGTCGCCGTAGGCCATGATGGCCGGGAAGAACCCGAGCGGCTCGCCCGAACCGGAGCCGTTCGTGACGTACGCAGCCTCGGTCATGCCGATGGACTGCGCGAGGCGCCGACGGGCGGCGCGCTCGGCCCCGCCGTTGCTCTGGCGAAGGAGCTGATTGCCGATGTCGGCGATCTGCGCGATCGTGTAGAGCGTGGCGGTCGCGGACGCGAACCCGAAGTCGCGGATGTCCTTGTTCGAGCCGTAGGCGCCCTGCACGAGCGCCGCGGTGACCGCGGTCGCCTCGTACGGGACGTTGACCCCGGCGCCCGAGACGCCGTTGGTGACGTCGAACAGGCCGCGGTAGATGTTGACGAGCCCGAGCTGCGTCACGAGGTCCGCGACGAAGTTCCCGGGGACGATGGCCTGGCCGGTCGCGGCCGACGTGCCGAGGACGCCCTTCACGAACTCCTGCGCGTCGGTGTCGCCGTAGCGGCGCGCGACGAGCGCGGAGAGGAAGTTGGTCTCGGAGTACTTGCCGACCGACTTGACGCCGCTGGTGCGGTGCTCGACGCCCGCGAGGATCGCGGCCGTCTTGGACTCGGCAGCCTCGCGCGTGTACGCCTTGAGGCGCTCGTCGAGCTGCGCGAGCCGCGCATCGACTTCCTTGGCGCGCTTCTCGGCGATGAGGTCGTCCATCGCGGCCGACTTGGCGGCGATCTCGGCCTCGATCGCGGTCACGCGGTCGAGCGGCAGTTCGTTCTTGTCCTTGAGTTCCGAAGCCAGGTCCATGATGGACTTGGTGAGGGCTTCGACCTTCTGGTCGAGGTCTCCGTTCATGGCGCGGGTGGTTCCTTTCGGGTAGGGACCGCCCGTGTGAGCACCGGATTGGTCAGACTTTGCGAAGCAGCGCCTCCAGCGTCTGAAGGGCATCCGCGAGTCGGCGTCTCGCCGCGTCATCGCCGCCCGCGCCAAGGTCGCCCGAGGGCTCGCCGGGTGCGGGAAGGTCAGGACGAAGGTCGCCCGTCAAGCGGTCCAGTTCGGAGAGGACGCCTCGGAGCGATGCGTCCATCTCGATGCCGGCTAGGTCGAAGCCCGCGAGCGCCTTCCCGGCGGTGACGCGGGCGTAGGGATTGGCAGGGGTCGGCGTGAGCGTCTGCTCGATGTGCGGCCAGACGAGGATCTCGCCGTCGCGGCTCTTGCGGACCAGGTGGCCGAGCGCGCCCGACGAGCCGTACATCTTGCCGGCGCGAAGGAGCGCATCGACCTGCGACCAGTAGCGATGGCTGCGGTTGAGCCACACCTGCGCCCACCAGCCGTCATCCTGCTTGGTCAGTTCACCCTCGATGCCGAGCTCGGCGTCGCCGAGCTCCTCGTCCTGCCCGTGGTGGAACAGGACGGGGCGCTCCTTGAACCACGACGCCTTGACGTCGGTGCGCGGGCTGAAGAACTCGCCGTCGAGGTCCCGGCCGCCCGCGAGCGGGCCGCCGAACGGGATAGCGAGCACTCGCCACTTCGAGGTGGCGAGCTGTTCGGCCTTGAGGGCGTCCACGGCTCAGTCCCTCGTGACGTCGAGCGTGATCTTGAGCGAGTTCACGGCGTAGGTCGGGGCGCCGCGGGTGACCGGGAGCGCGTAGAGCGTCGTGGTCGGGAGCAGGATCGGGAGCTCGATGTTCGACGCGATGGCGACCGAGTTCGAGCCCATCGAGACCCACGGGCCCGTGCCGATGACGCCGAGCGTGTTCGCGGCGACGTTGGACGTCATCGAGAAGATCTGGTTCGAGCCGTTCGAGGCCGACACGTTGGTCCCGAAGAGCCACAGCTCCATCGGCGCGTTCTGACCGGCGGCGTCGTGGACGACCATCCGGTGGATGACGGCCGAGAGCTGGTCCGTCCGAACGATCTCGTCGAAGCTGACGCAGGCGTTGGTCAGCACGTCACCGGCCGCGTAGGCAGCGGTGTCGAGGGTGGGGACGGCCGAAACGTAGGCTCGCCCAGATCTGCTAGCCGTCACGGCCGATCTCCTTGTGAATATTCCTTGTCACAGCAGCACCGCCAGGAGCAGGTCGTCGTCGGTATCGCGCCGACGGCGTCGGGTTGGGCTCACGGGGCCGGCGATGCCGCCCGCCTTGCCGGGATAGGGCGTGAACAGGAGCAGGATCACCGGACTTCCTTCCAGTTGACCGAGGCCCGCGCGGTCCCGGTGCC